ATTGCAACCATCAACGCGTTACGATCACCGGCAAGAAGATCAAGAGGATTAATTGTCTTATCAATCAAGCAAGACTTAATCAACTCTGTCAAAACAGTTCCCTTCTTTAATAGAGCTCTAGAAGTAAGAATGTCCTCTTCGCGCGCCGTCATTGGACGAATTTCAACAAGATCCCTGTCAAATAATGTAGATTCTTGAGAATAAACTCTTCCATTAGAAGGAAGCGGAACTAATTCGGTGGGAATTTCTAAACCAAACTCTGCCTTCACAACGTCTGCCTGTGACATTGATTGTATTCTTGGATCATGTGACGGAGCTGGATTTGCTGTAAAAACTGAATTTTTTGTTTCTCTCTGGTCTGACATACGTCTCCTGTGACTTACTACATTATGTAATCATTCTAATCGAATGTAAAACCATAATGACAAAGAAAAATCACACGGAAATTAACAAAGAATTATTGATCTTTTGATTCTTTGGGATGACATACGTGACATACCGGCGTTGCCTCAATCATCATCATGTTTTTTAATTGAATAGACTGACAATTGTTGCATCTCAATCGAAGCTTTTGATACTTGTTTCGATAATCCTTTGGATTCGACAACAATTCAAATATTCCGGTTTCATTTATCCTTGATTCAACTTCATCAGGCGACAATCTCTTTGCAGATGCATCAAGATTATTTTTATAATTCTCCTTTATGGAAATTGACGACTTTAACAAAGAGTTATTCACATCCTTTGTGAGGCCCAGGTTCCACGGAATAAGCTCACCTGAGGCATACTTTCTTTTCATTGTCTCAGAAACTTTCTTTGCAACCTGAATTGACTTTTCTGGATCTAGGTTGTGCCAATCCGTTATTTTTCCTGTGGCATATCCTTCTTTTAGAGATTCTGATATCTTTTCACTCATCTCAGCAATCTTAACAGATGAATGTTTTGTCAACCCGGAGTTCCAAACAGAATACTTTCCTTGTTTGTATCCTTCAGATCTTTTTTTGGCAAATTCAACCTGTTTATCTGGATTTAAATAAACGGAATCGACCTTCGCGTTGTGACCTCTAACATACTTAGAGGTGAAACCCTTCTTCCAACCCTTCCAACTTAATTTCTCTTGACATTTTTCATTACAAGCACACGTCGGATGTACTCCGACGAAGTGAACATCAAGATAGTGCTGAAGATGATTTTCTATATCGTGTATGTCTGTCAAATGGTCAAGAAATCTTGACTCTTGTCCAAAAGTTTCATCACATTTTGAGCACTTAATACGAATATAGGCCACGACATAAATATATCGTAGCCCATAAAGTTGTATAATCCAGTGAGAATCAGTACTGCAGTACGCAGTTGTCGTAACGAAGCGTTAGAGCAATTTCAACTGGAGCGCCATCTTCGTATGTAACTTCATTGAAGTTTGCATCTGTGATGAATGCACCCTTGATGTCCCATAATTCAACGACGGTACCGACTGGGTCAAGCATCTTCAATTGAATATCACGCTTGTAGAAGTCTGCGTAACCGGAGCGACCGGAAACTGACTCGAAGTGGAGGCGGATCCATTCCATGACCTGCTGTGCACCTGATGGAGCGATTGGGTCGTGGAGTGTTACGTTCATCGTGCTGAACGTTGTCTTACCTGCGAGGTAACGACGCGAGTTGATGAATGGAATTTCGACTTCTTCTGTCGTGACCTGGGGGCGTGCCGCGGTCTTTATGATGTAGGCGTCGATGCCCTCGATCATCAGCACCCATCGATTTTTTCGTTTGGGTTCGAACTTGTTTGGAATCATTGACGTGACGTCAAGCGTTTCGGCCATTGTAGGTCTCTCCTGCTATATAAGCTAACATAATTATTCTTAAATGAAGATTTTAATAATTTTTTTTACGATTTTATACTTCAGAGTTTTTGTTGGAGACAATAAAGTCTAGAGAAACAAACTCTTGAGTCTTTGTTGGTTGAACATAAATTCTTCCTCTGATTGTATTATTTTCTATATCAGCATTGGAAGTTGAAGAAGAATCAATATCAATCTTGTAATCTTGTAATCCAAAGAGGGATTGTATTCTTGCAAGTTCACTACTCATTTGTGACTTAAATCTTGATATGACAGAATCTTTTCCTGATTCAAAAAGAAGTGTCGTAGCAATATCTCTTGCCTTTCTTCTAATTTCTAGCAATAATCTTCTAACATTAATTCTATTTAATGAGGAATTGATACTGGCTAGAGTTTTTTGACCCCAAACAACAGTTCCGCTTGACTGACCACCAACATTTTGTGGTGCCCATAGGGGATTTATGCTTCCAGAATAAAGAAGATTTAAATCTTGCTCCTTTAATTTAACCGTAGTCTCTATAGTCGACTTTAACGCTCCTCGGGTTATGCCGGCCGGTGCAAACCAGGGTTGACCAAGTGAGTCATTTAATGATATCGCACCTAAAACAACGACAGACGGTGGAACAACAGTCGCAGATGTTGTCTGTTTTGGAGGAAATTGATCTGAAAGAACCGTGTATTTGTTTATATCAACTTGAAGAACTACGTCAGGATAATACGCTGCAGCAAATGAATTATTGATTGTTCTTTCAGTAAATCTATCAACTGTCTTCTGTGTAGAAGGTAACAAGGAATTACTATATTGCTGTGGAATTGAGATATCAACCAAATCATCATCTTGGTTGACTTGTTCTATATCCATTATGTAAAGGGCGTCAAATCTGTTCTCCACAACATTTGCTGCCTGATCTGTTATCGCTGGGGTTCTAATTCCAGGTATGGCCAACAATTGCATGTCCAACGCAGAAACATCTTCAACCATTTTAAGTGCACTAAGATATGCCCCCGCCGTTGCCCCAGAAGATCTTCCCCTGTTAAGATCAAGCATATCAGCTGTCGATGCAGCGTTTGATAGATTGTATTCATTCTTTTCAAAGATATTAACACCATCAAATCCACCCTGCAACGTTAACTGAAATGATAAAAATGAATTATTTGAAAGGTTAAAATCGCCACGTTCAACGGGCCTTGAATTCTCAACGCTGTTTTTTGAAATTATTCCATTTCTAACGTACCTCGCCAACGCCCACTTTTCGGTTGGAATTTTATTGTTTGAATCCGTAAAAACTTTTATGTTTTCTAAACTAAAAATGTTATTACAGAATCTATCACAATCTATTATTCCAAGTTGGTTTGTGTCTGGTGCTCCGGAATTATCCGACACAGAAAAATTAACATTATTTACTGAATTATTTGGGAAATACTTTAAAAAACCGTCAATTGATCTATTAAAAACTGGAACTTGATTTTGTTTTTGTAGATTTGATACGTGATCAAATTTTATTCCCCATCTTCTTGCGTTAGATGGTGTTGAATTATTATTGTTTGTAAAGACAGCTATGTTATCCGCCAAAGGAATTGGTGGTGTTACGGTATTCATTAAAATGTCAGTTTTTGACATCTGCAAAGAAGAAGTATCACCACTATTTAATCTTGCAAGCGGAGAAGATCCAGATGTTATTAAATGTGCCATTCCTCTAAAACCGACAGGAATGATGTCACGAGATATTACTTTATCATGTACGTCTTGTGAAACTTCTACCCTAACATATCTTGAAGAGTTATCATAATTTCCATCAATGACTAACTTTTGATTGTTTTCTGGACGATCGAAATCAAAATAATAATGTTTGTCTCCAATGATCTTTGAAATATAATTATCAGAAGATGGATCTAAATTCAAATTAACAAACGTTTCAAGAGACGTTGTTGTTTCAACGAAATCTTCAATTGGACGAATTGTTAAATTAAACGTTGAATATTTGTATGTTTCGTCTAGTTCTGGGGGCGTGATGTTATCAACGATAATCTTGTATTTGTTTGAAACATCAGTTCCAGCGTCCAGCGCATGTAACTTGAAAAGATTTATTGATTTTCCTTGAATTTTTTGTGAAATAATCCACGGTGTTGAAGCATTAGAAAATCTATCTCTAAATGCCTCATAGTTAGGAACGGTTGAACTTCCTGTATCACGAGACAAAGATGAAGTTATTATAAAAGCTGATCTTTCAGTAGAATAAC